GACGATATAAACGAAAGATACATTGCTGCTTTAATTCTTTATGCTGAAGAAAAAGGCATAGAGGTTGATGAAGCGCATGATGATGTAACCGATTTTTTAAAAGAGTATGAGCTTGATGTTAATCGAACTGACATGCCTTACAAAAGATCAGATAAGGCAAAGTTTCATTGATTAGATTTAGAGTACCCACTTGGTTTTTTAGTAGTAAGCGTTTACCTCGCCAGGTTTTGTTGCGTTCATGGAAAAAAGTAGCAACGACAGGTAACTGTGAAAGAGGTCAAGGTTGGAGAGTAGGAGAGACACATCACAGAGCTAAACTCACAGACCACGAGGTGGAACTCATTAGATTGTTAAGAGAAGGTGGCATGAAAGTTAAGGAGATTGCTAAGAAGTTTGAGTGTACGCCTGAAAACATTAGTTTGATCGTAAATTATAGAACCCGAACCCAAGTGGGTCAGGGAATAAGAAAAGTTTTTGAATAATGAAAAGGAGTCAATATGTTTTGGAACAGAAAATACAAACCACATTTATCTAACTCGCGCAACAAAGAAAAGTTAATGCAGCTAGATAAAAAGAAGCTGGAAAAGATTGGTCGTGAGCATGGAATAGAACTGGATAGAAGGCACTCTGTCGAAAGGCTGGTCGATAACTTGTATCCACATTTATAGGAGGAGTTATGAAAAAACTAATACCTGATTCAATGAAGAGATCAAAAAACTATGCCGCTTATGGCATTGAATACTTCAAAGGAAAGTCCAGTAAATTTTGGGATGGAATGCTCATTGGCATTGTCCTGGGATACATTCCTTATCTATGGCATATGCATATCTAATGAACATATTAGAACTTTTTGCTGGTAGTCGTTCTTTTGCTAAGGTCGCTGATAAAAAAGGGTATCAAACATTTACTTCAGACATTGAACCATTTGATGGTATTGATTATGTGTGTGATATTTTTGATTTCGATGTGGCCCAGGTTCCATTTAGACCCAATGTAATTTGGGCATCACCACCTTGTACTTTCTTCTCGGTAGGATCGATTGGTCATCATTGGAATAAAGACCATACACCAAAGACTGAGAGCGCAAAACTAGGTATGGCAATAGTCAAGAAAACTCTTGCGATTATTGAAGAGCTTAAGCCTGATTATTTTGTTATTGAGAACCCAAGAGGTAAGTTACGCAAACTTGACATCATTGATCCTAAGATTATGAAAACAGTTTGGTATTGTCAGTACGGAGATAAAAGAGCAAAGCCTACTGATATATGGACAACCATAGAATCTTGGATACCAAGACCACCATGTTTTAACGGCAACCCAAATTGTCATCACGAGTCAGCCCCAAGAGGCAGCCAAACTGGAACACAGGGATTAAAAAATAGCTATGAGAAAAGTAGAGTCCCTGAACAGTTGTGTGAAGACATATTAAATTCAGTAAGAATATTTTAAGGAGACATATGTTTGACTTAGAAGTTGTATTAAGTTTGTTTGATGGTGCGAGTATGGGCCAGGAGGCATTAAAAAGGGCGGGAATAACCTATAGACAATATCTTGCAAGTGAAATAGATAAACCCGCTATGAGGGTCGCAATGCGTAATCACCCCTGGACCACTCAATTGGGTGATATTAGAAATCTAAAGGGGGAGAACCTTCCTCCGATTGATTTATTAATGGGTGGTTCACCTTGCCAGGGATTTTCTTATGCCAACACATCGAAGGATAAAAAGAAGTTAGCGTTTGATCACCCACAGTCTCAATTGTTCTTTGAGTTTATAAGATTGGTAGAGGAGACTAAACCAACCTTTGTGTTTTTAGAAAATGTCAGAATGAAAACTGAATGGAGAGATGAGATAACCAATATTCTCTCGGAGGTTAGAGGTTATCGGATTGAACCTGTGTTATGGGACTCAGCTTTAGTAAGTGCGCAACGAAGACTTAGAAACTATTGGACAGACATCCCAGGGTTCGTTATTCCTGAAGATAGGAGTATTCTTTTAAAAGATATATTAGAAGATGGTGATGTAGAAACAGATAAGGCTGCAACAATTAAAGCTTCTTATTACAAATCAAGTAAAGCAAATTTTGAGCGTAAAGATGGTTTTCACGCAACTGGTGTAATAACAAATTTACCTGAGACTAAAGATTGTTCCGAGTACAGTCCAGTTAAGAAAAAAAACTATGTTCAATTTGATAAAAGCGGTAAAGGTTTTAACTCACAACAAGATCGTTACTTCTTTAGAGATAACAAATCAGGAACAGTTAGTACAAAAGGCAATGGCAATGTAGAAGTTAAATAAAAGGAGATTATATGGAAGATGAAAGTTTTATAGTAGGTGGTGCGTTGAGGGGTCGTAAGGTTGATCCTAAAACTGGGAAGAGAGATGACAAACATCCCAATGGTGTATTTAAAAAGTTTGTTGAGACTCGTAAAGATGGTAAGGCAAATTGTATGACTACAGTTCAAACGGATTCCCTGGTCGTTGAGAAAGAAACATACAAATACAGAAAGCTCAGTTGTATTGAAGCGGAAAGGTTACAAACACTCCCCGATAACTATACAGCTGGAGAATCTAATAGTCAGCGTTACAAGATGATTGGCAACGGCTGGAATGTAGAAACTATTGTTGTCTTCTTTGATGCTCTGAAGATAGAGTTGATGAGACGTAGACAGGCAGCATAATCAAAACAAAAGATAACTTGCAGAACTTGGGTTATAGTCTAGTTATGACTAAAAAACCGATGAAAAAACCCAAGACTAAGAGACCTTCTAAAAGAAAAGGATACTAGTTATGGATGATGAAATTAGTCCCTCTTACTACAAAGGTAAGGGGATGGAACTTAGCGACATAATGTTAGCGTTTGATTGTAATTTTTTTATGGGTAATGTGATTAAGTACGCGATCCGATACTCAGAGAAAAATGAGAAGGGCGGCATCAAAGCATTAAGAAAGATTGTTTGGTACGCCAACAGATTGATTGAGCATGAACTTAAAAATGGTAAGAGAGATGGGCAGACCTACTAAGTACAAGAAAGAAATGTGTGAGGTTGTCATTGAGCTGATGAGAGAGGGTGCTAGCCAGGATGAGGTGATTGGTCACTTGGATATTTCAAGGGAAACATTCTATCGATGGAAAGAAGAAAACGAAGAGTTTTCAGACTCCATAAAAAGGGGTGTCAGATTATCGCAAACTTGGTGGGAAAGACAAGGAAGAACTAACCTGAAAGATAGAGAGTTTAATTACACAGGTTGGTACATGAATATGAAGAATAGATTTAAGTGGGCTGACAAACAAGAAGTCAAGAACGAGGGTATTACGACTGTCATCGTGAAGTCAAAGATACCACATTACCCAGGTGAACAGGACGAGCCAGGTTACGATGAAAGCTGAAGTAGATTTAGTTTACAATCCTCACAAGTATCAAGCAGAGATACATGAGAAGCTAAAACGATTCTCGGTATTAGTTTGTCACAGGCGTTTTGGTAAGACTTTTCTTGCGATTGCTACTTTAATTGATGCTGCCATATCAACTGATAGAGAAAACCTTAGGTTTGGATATGTGGCTCCCTTTCAGAAACAAGCCAAGCAAGTAGCCTGGGATTATCTTAAACAGTTTGCTTTGCCTATTCATGGGACTGTTGCGAATGAGTCAGAAACCTCTATTACTTTCCTTAACGGCGCAAAGATAAGGCTTTACGGAAGTGACAATGGTACGGCTATGCGTGGTCTTTATTTTGACGGGGTCGTTTGTGACGAGATAGCTGACTTTAGACCTGAGACCTGGCCTGAGATTATTCGTCCCGCGTTAACAGACTCTCATCACAAGGGTTGGTGCTTATTCATTGGAACGCCTAAAGGACTCAACCAGTTTTATGATCTTTATCAATATGCTCAACAAGACCCTGAATGGTATGCGGGGATGTATCGAGTTGATGAGACTGATGTCCTGGATGAAGAAGAGATACGGATGGCCCGAAAGACAATGGATGATAACCAATACAGGCGTGAATTCTTATGTGACTTTAGCGCATCAATGGACAACGCGCTTATCACGATTGATAAGGTGACTGATGCTGCTGCTAAGAAGATGACGGATGCAGACATAACAGGCTCGGCCAGGATACTGGGAGTGGATGTCGCTCGCTTTGGTAGTGATAGAAGTGTGATACAAAAACGCCAGGGGCTTGCAGCCTTCGAGCCAAAGATATTCGATGACATAGACAACATGACACTCGCTGGCATGGTCGCGCAAACAATTAACGATTGGCAGCCTGATGCAGTCTTTATTGATTCAGGAAGAGGTGAGGGTGTTATCGATAGACTCAGGCAGCTTGGATACTTTGTGACTGAAGTTAACTTTGGCGGTAAAGCACTTAACCCAACCTACAACAACAAGCGCTCAGAGATGTGGGACAACATTCGCATGTGGCTTGATGATGGTGGAGCCTTACCCAACAATACCGATTTAAAAACAGATTTATGTGTACCCCTTTACAAGTTCGACAACTCAAACAGAATGCAGCTTGAGAGTAAGGATGACATCAAGAAACGAGGTGGAAGGTCACCTGACCTGGGTGATGCCCTGGCACTAACCTTCTCATACCCAGTAGCAGCCAAAAAGATAGGACACTTTGGTTTTAAAGAAGAGGCTGTCATGGCTGATTACGACCCATTTGAATAGGAGATATTATGTGTTTTGGAAGAAGTAAACCCGCACCGCCACCCCCGCCGCCAGCCCCTGTAGCGCCACCAGCTGCTCCGCCAACTCAGGCAACAGCAGCAGTTAAGGCAGCTAGAAAGAATGAGAAAGTAGCAGCAGCAAACCTTCAAGGTCGTAAGTCAACGATATTGACAGGGCCAAGAGGAGTGTTGTCTGATGCTAATGTACAACGCAAAACTTTATTAGGAGCTTAGTATGTGTTTCTTTGGAGGAGGAGGGGGTGGAGCATCAGGCCCACAATCATCAGCAGACATGGCAGCTGGAGGTTATAGACCAGGAGCTAGTGCTAAAGCATCTACACCAGCGGGCAATCCAAACATTGCAATGAGACAAGGCGCTTATGACTCATCACAATCATCAGCAACAGTCAGCAAACAAACAGCTGATCGCAATACGATGAGAAGGGCAGACAGTTATGGTTCCAGGCAAGCGATGAGTACAAACAAAAGCACATCAAATTCTTCAGCTGTCCAGGGCGGCAAAACAATTATGAGCGCACTCAAAAATTACAACAATAACAAGAAAACGATTTTAGGGGGTTAGTAGTGGCAAAGACAATGGATTACATGAGACGCTGGACAGACATCAAGGATGAGCGCTCTACTTTCTTCGGACATTGGGAAGAGCTGAGTGAGTTTATCATGCCCAGGCGAGGACGATTCTTAACCTCAAAGAGTAATGACGGCTCTAAAAAGAATAACAAAATCATTGATTCAACTGGGTCAATGGCGGTAAGAACTCTATCCGCTGGAATGATGAGCGGTATTACTTCACCAGCCAGGCCCTGGTTTAGACTCGCAACACCTGAGTCAGCGCTGATGGAGCAGTCTGATGTAAAGCAATGGTTGTTCTCAGTAGAGAAGACCATGAGAGATATATTCTCGAGATCAAATTTATATAACTCACTTCAAACAGTTTATGAAGAGCTGGCAGTCTTTGGTACAGGAGCCATGCTCATTAGTGAAGACTTCGATGATGTCATTCGTTGTTATCCATTTACTGTAGGTGAGTACGGCATAGCACAGTCGCATAGACTCCAGGTCGATACCTTTTATCGTG